GCTACGCGGGTTTCGGGTGCCCCCTAGCCGTATCGGAAAAACAAAAAGCCCGCTGGCGCAATGCCTAGCGGGCCCAGAAAAGCAAAATCCGCCGCACGACTACCGGGCGACGGATTGCGAATAAAAAGCCACTCAAGCCTCTCGGCGAGTGGTAAGTGACTCTCGGTGAGTCACGGAAGGAACCATGTCGAACGCGCTAGACGCAAGATCGACACGGTAGCAAAACTATACCGTAATCGTAACAGTGTCGTCAAGCGACAAATGATGCGTTTACAGTGTGCGTTGCGGGCGTGCAAATAAGCGCTTGCAACGCTGCAAGCACCTCCTGTCGGTTTTGCCGCGGAATGGCCCGAATGACGGCGGCCATTATCTCGCCCTCCGTCATGTCGTCGCCCGATAACTTGGCTTGTTCCGCGCCGACCGGCATTTTTGCCTGTTGCGTCGCGTTGATATTAGAAACGCCGATCATTCAAATTCCCCTACTTGCCGATTAACGCGGAATGCGATGCCGTAAGAGTAGCCGTTTGCGCATGCACCACGCAAGGGATTTCGTCACATCTTCTTACATAAACACACAGCCGGTAACAATGACCCGAAAAAAGGGTGCGCTTTCACGCTTTCGCATTCCTTTGCGCAGCAGTCGAGGAATCAGTGAGAGCTTCCTGTATCGGCTTGCCCGTTAGCAGCGCACGCGATGCCTCGGGCGCTTGACGATACACCGCCATGACGGAGTCCTGAAACGCCATATCGTCGTCCGTCATCATGCTTTCGTCGCGCGAGTGATCGGTGTCCATCCACCCCTCGGGCATGCCCATCTTGGCTTCCATGTTGCGAGCCGTCATCACCCCGATGACCTTGGCGCCAGATTTGATGTTTGACAGGTAGATCCTGTTCATCCCCAGGTGCTCCGCAAATCGCGTGAGCATCCCCCGCTCTGGCTCGTCCGGATTCGCCAGTCGGCGCGCTGCCTTGAACTGCTCAAACAGAAGCGTGAAATTCCGAGCGCGGACCCTATCAACCTTCTCAATAACCATTTTCCCGTTCCTTTCCCTAGTAGCGATCGAGCGCTTGCTGCGCGCCTCTTGCTTTGACTCGGACTCACCGTCTTTGTGACTGTTACAGCATCCGATCTACGAATGATGGGCAGTTTGTTACAAAAAGGCAACCCCAAAAGCATCATTTCTCATTGAGTTCATGGAGTTATAGCGCCCATTTAAGAGTCCACATTCGGTAACTCTAATAGAATCTGATGCTACAATTGAGTACAAACCAACAGGCAAAGGAGCCACCTTGAACGCGAAAGAATTCCACGACCACTACGGCGTCGCCGTCATCAAGCAACTCTTGGAGCGGATCGATGTCAGCCGCATCTACTGGAACACCGTCAAAAACGGGAACCGCGCGGTGAGCCTGCGCCAGGCATTCAAGCTCGCGAAAGCCAGTGCAGAGTTAGTTCCGCCGGGCGAACCGCACATGACGGTTCTCGATCTGATCGGAGTCAGCGGAGAATCGCCGAAGCTCATCGGCGTTGCGCGCGGCACGAATCCCCCTGGCGTATGCAGCATCCCCGAGCCGCGGGTCTCTATGGCGAAGCTAATGAGCCGCGCGGCTCCCCCTGTGTGCAAGCACTGCAAGCAGCCTACGCCGTGCAATGCGTCGGTTTCCGAACAGGATGCCAAATGACAGAAGCCCGCGAACACGCGCGGGCCACAGCCGCGCATCAGATGGCTATGGCCAGAAATATCGCGCACCTGAAAACTAAACAATCAAAGCAGGCTCAGGTCCGCCGGCTTTGTGAATCCTTGAAGCAGTCGATCCGGAGCAAGTAACCATGGCGGGGGATTGGATCAAGATGAGGATGGATCTGCAAACACACCCTAAAGTCGTCCGCATGATGTCCGCATTGAAAGCGGACAAGTTTCGCGTAATCGGCGGACTTCATGCGGTCTGGTCAGTGTTCGACGCACACTCAGAAGACGGGCGCCTGTCTGGATACACGCCGGATGCTATGGATGCCGTTGTGGGCTGGCCTGGCTTTACGCATGCCATGGTGGCCGTGGGCTGGGCTACCGTTGAGGGCGATGAAGCCCTTTGTGCGCCTAGGTTTGACGAGCATAACGGCAAGTCCGCAAAGCGCCGCGCGCAGGAGACTGTTCGAAAGCGGGAATCCAGAAAGTCTGACGATGACCCGGAAAATGTCGGGTTCTTGTCCGCAATCGACGCGGACAAAAAGCGGTCTAGAGAAGAGAAGAGAAGAGAAGATATAAAAAAACCCCCCATACCCCCCAAGGGGGGCGAAACCGATGCTTCGAGGAAACGTGCCGCTATCGCGTTCAAGACGTTTCTCGACCAATGCCGCAACCTTGGCGAGAAGCCAATTCCTGAAAGCGATACGGTTTTCGACTATGCCGACAAGACCGGTATTCCGATGGACTTCCTGCGCTTGCACTGGCTTGAGTTCAAGGATCGCTACGGGGTGCCTGATGCCAAGCGGTACAAGGACTGGCGCGCGGTGTATCGAAAATCGGTCCGCGGCAACTGGTTCAAGCTTTGGTACTTACGCGGCGACGGGGCGTGCGGGCTGACGACGCAGGGTGAGCAGGCATTACGAATCCATCAGGAGACGGCATGAGCGATAACGACATTCAGCGCGCAGTACCCCATAGCGAGGAGTCCGAGCAGAGCTTATTGGGCGCCCTTCTGCTCGACAACGATGCCGTCGATCGCATTGGCGACTTACGCGCCGAGCACTTCTTTCGCAGCGACCACCGGGTGATCTTCTCGGAGATTGTCGCGCTGATCGCCGGCGGGTCTGGCGCGGACATGATGACCGTGCTAGAGCGGCTTCAATCGAAAGGTCGCGCGGCCGATGTCGGCGGATTGGCATACCTCAACGCGCTCGCACAGAACACGCCCAGCTCGGCCAATATCACCCGCTATGCCGAGATCGTGCGTGACCGTGCGCAGAAGCGCGGCCTGCTGGCGCTATCCCATGAGATTCAGGATTCTGTCGGCACAACGCCGGATAGCGCTGCCGTGCTGATCGACCGCGCTGCGACGAAGCTCGACAGGCTCGGCGAGGCGGTCGTGAAGTCTGAGCCGGTGCGCGCAGGCGAATCGCTGGCGGAATACCTGACGCTTATGGAGCGCCAGATGGACGGCCTTGTCAAGCCTGTCCCTACTGGCCTGACGGACCTTGACCGCAAGCTCGGTGGCGGCTTCTACGGCGGCGACTTGGTGATTGTTGCCGCGCGCCCGTCGATGGGCAAAACCGCGTTCTCGCTGACGATAGCGGCCAACGTTGCGCGCGACATGCCGGTCCTGTTCCTGTCGATGGAAATGAAGAATGTCCAGTTGCAGCAGCGGCTCGTGTCATCGCAAGGGAGCATTTCGATGGCCACGCTGCGCGATCCTGCCGGGATGGATCAGCACCACTGGAACCAGGTAACGGCCGCTACGAAGAAAATCTCAGAACTTCATCTCTATCTCGACGATCAGCCGAACCTCACCCTGCTCGAAGTCCGCAACAAGGCGCGCGCCGTCAAGCGCAAACACGGCCTGTCGCTGCTTGTGGTGGACTACCTGGGCCTGATGGCGACTGGCGGAGAGGAGCGGCGCGACCTGCAAATCGGCGCGCTCACGAAGGGGATGAAGAACTTGGCGAAGGAGTTGGATATTCCCGTCATCTTGCTTTCTCAGCTATCGCGCAAGTGTGAGGAGCGGCCCAACAAGCGCCCTATGTCGTCCGACTTGAAGGATTCTGGCGACATCGAAGCTGACGCCGATACGATCCTGTTCCTTTACCGCGACGAAGTCTATAACCCTGATTCGATGGATAAGGGTATCTGCGAGATCAATTGCGCAAAGCAGCGCCAAGGCGAGACCGGCATCACCGGGTTGGCGTTTTTGGGAGACAAAACGCTATTTGCCGACCTTGCCCACGGAAAGACCTATGGGTCGTCACCGCCCGCGCGAAAAAGGAGAGAGGGATTCGACTGAAACCTAATCTTTTTTCACGTCCGCAATGGATACTTTTACAGTGTACGTTTATACTAAGGGCATCGCTTCTCTCGGCGAAGATGGGCGAAATTTTATTTATATGATGAATCCAAAAAAGGAACGCTAAATGAAATCTTCAAAGGCATCTTTAACAAAACCCAAATTGTGGGACGGCAAGCGCACTATGTCGGCGATTGAAAAGGGTGTGCCCCTGCCGCAGGATCCCCGCGGCCGCAGGCAGATCTGGCCGTTCGCTGATATGGAAATCGGGGATTCGTTCTTTCTGGCTGGCGAAAGTGCAAAATGCCAGCGCGCTCTCCGCAACGCTTCGAGCCGCTACCAGCGCAAGACTGGCGCGGTGTTCGCGACGCGCTCGGTCGAAGGCGGCGCACGAGTCTGGCGCGTGGCCGATCGGGAGGCCGCATGAGCAATCTCACTTGGCTCGATGGGCAAATTATCGCCTCGGACGATCACGATGCGGTGGATCGCCCCTCCGTAGACGGCTGCAAAGGCTGCGTGTTCGAAGATTCGCCCGCCTTCGACGCAGAGTGCGGTCAGCATGCGTGCATCCCGCCGAGATTCCCTGACGGTCACGCAATGAGAGGCGCACGAAACATTGTCTGGGTCAAGAGAGGTGAGGCATGAAAACCGCCCTCGCGCTAGTCGGCGCAGTCGTTCTCGCGCTCGCCCTGCTCGGCTCCATCGGCATCGGCCACTTCCGGCTTAGCTACAGCGTCGCGCCGCTCTCGTGCGCAAAGTTGGAAGCATGAGCGCGCCCGCAACGATTGCCGAACGTGTGCGGCTTTTGCTGTCCGATGGCAAGCCCCGCACTTCGGCCGACATAGCGGCAGAGATTGGCGGCAGCGACTCAAAGGTCGGCCAGTACCTGCGCATCGCTCGCGAACCCGGCTCGAGGCAGGAGATTCACGCTGTCGACAAGGGCGGCAACATGGGAGCCGTGCGCTACGTGCTCGGCAAAGGTGAAAACGTCTACGTGCGCCCTGCTCCCGCCACTTTGGCTCAAATGTCCGCGCGCCAGGA